GAATTGATCCTGGAAGACGCTTTTCAAGCTAAATGGGATATAGAGCTGAAGAAAGATTCACAATCTAAAAAGAAATGGTACACGTTAGAAGGCGGCGGCGTGTATGCAACCTCAACAGGTGGGCAAATTACAGGTTTTGGAGCAGGTTCACTTAATGAAGATGTATTTGAAGGCGCAATCATAATTGATGATCCTATTAAGCCTGAAGATGCCTCAAGTGACGTTATACGTTCAAGAATGAATGAAAGGTTCAACAACACAATCAAATCAAGAACCAACAGCAAGAAAACCCCCATTATAATCATTATGCAGCGATTACATGAAGATGATATGACAGGCTTTTTATTAGATGGTGGAAGTGAATTTGATTTCTTCCATTTAAACCTTCCAGCTATTAATGAAGATGGACCGAATGAATATGATCCACGGTTTAAGGGTGAAGCGCTATGGCCACGTAAACATGATGCCCTTCAGTTAAAAGCTATGGAAGCTAAATCAATCATGACTTATGCAGGGCAATACCAGCAAAGACCTGCGCCCGCTGAAGGTAACATCATAAAGAAAGAACAGATTAAGTTCTACATGGAATTACCTAAAACGATTAACTATAAAGCGCATTCATGGGATTTCACATTTAAGAAATCTAACAATTCAGATTATGTTGTTGGTCAAGTGTGGGGACGTACAAAAGATAGGCAAGATTTTTACCTTATTGACCTTATAAGGGATAAAATGTCATTCAATGAATCACTTGAAGCAATTAAGCACCTTGCAAAGAAACACCCTGATTATAATGCGGTCCTGGTGGAAGAAAAGGCAAATGGGGCGGCGATTATAGACAGTATTACCAGGGACGTTAACAGGGTAATACCTATCAACCCTGATGAATCTAAAGAAGCACGTTTTGAAGCTATGGCACCATTATTCTTTGGCGGCAATGTATATCTTCCCCACCCATCAATATGCCCATGGGTGAATATGCTTATAGATGAATTAATAACGTTCCCAAATAGTAAACACGATGATCAATGTGATTCAATGAGTCAAGCGCTTAACTTTTTAGATATGAAAGGTTCAGGCGATTTCCCTGAATATGATAGGGATAATCAACAAGATCCATACCGTGAATCATTTTTAAAGCGTCCACACAAAAAACGTGAATCACGTATTAAGGTTAGGACCTTTTAAAAGATCCCAGGCTTCTAAGTACTTGCTAAATTTATGATCTTTCTTATCGGTGTAAAATCTATTCGATATGGCGGTTATTTCATGTTGTGGGATAATATAGAAAAGGTGTTCAGGCATTATGTAAATAGCAAAGAAATTAACTTCTGAAGGCGTGTAAAGGGTTTTACTGTTATTACCTTTGGCGATTGTTGCCTTGTAGCGGTTTGGTTGTTCAACACCTCTTTTAAGTAGTAAGGAATTGCAGGTTTTCACCTGGATTTTTAAAGTTTGGACACTGTTATCAATGGCAACATCATAAGGACATATAGATGAATAAGGTAAAAGGGCAATATACCCTCTCTTTTTACAACCTAAAATAAATTCAAGCTCCCCAATATCACCAATATGTTTACTCATCAGTTAATTAGATAGGTAAGGTTCTAAGGTGTCAAATATTCCTTATACGGAATTTAGTATAAATAGTACTTATACGGAATTTAGTATATAGTTTCATCATCTGTAAAATAATTAAGCTCACCTTTTGGAGAGTAACCACAAGCCTTAATAAAATCATCCATGTATTCTAACAAATCACTAAGCGAGTCAACGTCATCAAGGTTAAACGTAATAGTGCTTACATCAAATTCATTTTCTAGTTTTGGTTTTTTGATAAATGTATAGTTACTCATTTACTCACCACCTTTCATTATCTTTTTACTCAAAATCTGTGCTCTATATTTATATCTCGATTCAACATGAGATACCGAGCAATCGTCTATAAACTCTTGTGCCTCTTTTAATAGAGCTTTGATGTTTCTGTTTTCGTGACTTAACTCGTCTATACGCTTAAAAAGTTTATCGTAGTTCTCTGCTTCTTCTTTTTTCAAGTACGTTTTCAGTCGTCTATATCTTTGCGTTAAAGCAAATAATGCATCACTCATCCCTCTAACTCCGTAATTGCCTTTGCTGTTGCGTGTGCTGCTGCTTGTTGGATTGTGGGCTTTTTTGAAAAATGTTCACATCCATATAAGCTATCGTAAAAACCCGCCGCTCGAGCGTCAGAATACGTAGACATGCAAAGATGAATTATATCAGACTCCAACTTCTCCCAAACAGGTACAAGTGCGTCTAATGATTTTGTGTACACTTCTTTGAAGCTTCCATTGTGGTCTACCAGTCTACAGTATGGTTGCTTTTTATCCCAACTTGTTACAGTTTCTAGTCTGCTCCCCATAAACTCCGCAATGATTTTATTTACTTCTTCGTTAGTCATCTCATTCCTTTATTATTTTAAAACACGATAAGAAACCTTATAGTGTATTAGATTTAAAAATAAGGCGGGTGGGAATTGCACCCACTTAGCTATGTTACCCTTGACTACTCAACCACATTCATCAAGTTACCCTACAACTGCAATTCTCACCTTTAATTGGCGTGCTTACCGCCCAGTGACGAGACAACCCGTAAGTTTTATCACTAAAACTATCTCGCTTTCAGTTTCTAGCTATGTGTAGGTAATCATGTGCTTCACTGTCAGCACCGCCGCCCCTTTATTATTTCAATACATATACATACATTAACTTCTAATAATACAATTATGTATGTATACAAAATAAACCCAATTATTTCATATACTTGTTATAATACGTTCAAATACATAAACATACATTTAGCTATATTTGAGCAATAACTTCTAATTTATACATTCACTTAAATCTAATACACGATAAGAAATATTATCGACTATTGACCTTTTACCTTAACGCTTAAGACTTTAAGGTCACAAACCATATCAAGCTTATCTGTGAACCACCTAGTGTCTTGTAGGTTCTTGCAACCATTGAGGGTAACTTTTCTATGTATCCCGTCAATTGTTATATTTAATATAAGATCCATCATCCATCCTTTGTATTATTTCTCGTACTCAGATAATTCCGATTGAATCTTATTTAACCTAGAATTATTTGATTCAATCTCGTTCTCAAGCTTCCTGTTCTCAACTTCAATCTCATCTCTCTCTGTTTTTAAACATTCTATTTCGTAACTAAACTTACTCATCATCCATCCTTTATATTATCGACTATTAGCTCAAGCTTATCAGTGTCTTAGAATCAATATTCATATTCCTTATCTCTAAACATTTAACTTCATCTACAGGTATTCCATTCTCCTCCATACAGTCGATTATATGTTGCTTAGCTTCTTTTTTGTTTCTAGCAAATGAGTAAAGATCGCAACAATAACTATGTCCATAAACTATTATATATTTTATTTTCCTATCCATCATCCATCCTTTATAGTTTCGCCTATAGGCTAATTAAAATCATATTAATTTCGTAGCTAGGCTATAATTTATCACCTTTTTCAAGTGTAACAATAACCGTCTTTCTAACGTTGAACGTCAATTCATGTTCACTTAACCCCGATTTCCTTATTGCCTTAAATTTCTTAGATAATTGACCTCTTGGGATACCGTGAACAGTTGCCGCTTCTGATAAAGTTTTAAACCTTGTTCCATTTACTGTAATGCCTACACTTTTCTTTTTTCCAAACATAAATTTTCCACCTTTTCGATAGATTGAAGCTACACGAGTTTTGGTTAAAAGTATATAGACCTGGTAAAACATTCTTATTGCCAAAAACTTTTGGCACTTTCGGGGCATTTCCAACCATTTTTAATATTTAACCTTTTGTAAGTGGTTGGATTTTAGTTAGGTACGTACAAAAGCATATAATTTATTTAACAAAACAAAGGGGAAAATATGAAAACACTTATCATCTTAATAACGATTTTAACTTTGGTATCTTGTGAACAAGGCGGTGAATCAGGTTCTTCAAGTGCTGGTTCTTCTTCACCTAAAAACGTTAGTGATGTTGTTCAGAATGAACCTAGTGTGGTCCTGGACATACAAGATGGAACATACAAAACGGCTTGTTTCTTAGAAGGCGGCGAAACTGTTTATTATACAATTCAGATCAGCAATTATGAACTGACATTCAGTAAAACCGTTGCAACCAATTCCAACTGCAATGAAGGTATCAAATCAATCTTATCATCTAAATATGATGTTGTAGGTAACGAACTTGAATATGACGTTACGAATTATTATTACCTAAGTGTTTCAGGTGGCGATTATATTTGTAATGAATCAGGTCAACTAAGTGGGAACACTTATGATGTTTCAAACGTTAATTGTTCAGATGTTAACAACCATAAAAATTATGAAGTTACTCAAGATTCAAACGGTGATTGGCTTATTAACGGAAAAACTTTTACACTTTAATATTCCCCAAAACTGTTTTGAAGGATTAAAACAGTTCATTTCAAAACCTGCCAAATAACACGAGGCAGCATACCATTAAAATAAAAATTGTACATTTCCATCTATAAATTTTACAATTTGTTCCTTTAAGTATTTAATTAAAGTTGTGATGAACTTTTTAGGGGCAATAGATGGCTGAAGGCGATTTTCAAGAAAAATCTAACAATGAAGAAGTTAAAGCAAACTATACAGCCAAAGGGCTTTCTGGAACATTTGTAACTGGTAACATCATTCAAGATGATTACCTTAGTGAACTTATTGGTGTCGAAGGACAAAAACAATACGTTAAAATGTCAAAATCTGATGCACAAATCAGAAAGCTAATGCACGCAGTAAACAACCCAATTAAGTCAGCCGATTGGGCAATAGAACCTGCTTCAGATGAAAAAGTGGATATAGAGCAAGCCGCTTTAATGGAACAAATTCTTTTCAAAGATATTGAAGGCGGTTGGGCGGCAAAGCTTGATGAGATATTAACTTTTCCCTGGCAAGGTCATTCAGTATTTGAAATCATTCATAAAAATAGACAATCAAAAACATTTGGACCTTATACAGGTTTAGAAAATCTTGCCTGGAGAGATCAAACAACACTTACAAAGTGGGATTTCCAGAATGGAAGATTAAAGAGAGTATACCAGGAACAATCTGGTGAACTTGAAGTTAATGCTTGGTTAGAATCTGATACGTTATTAACTTTTTACAATGAGAAAAAGGGAAATGATAACGGATTTGCATTCCTTAGAATGTTATACGGAAATTACAAAAGAAAATTATTATATAAACAACTTCAAGCGATTGGAATGGAAAGGGCGGCAATAGCGGTTCCGCATTTGGAACTTCCACAAGGTGTTCCATATGATTCTGATGAAGCAACAAACGCTGAAAATCAATTAAGAGCTTTTACACTTGCTGAAACTGCTTACTTCATAACGCCATATGGTTATAAACTTAATTACAATAATACTGGTAATTTTGATCCTGCAAGGGCGCAAGTTGCTATAAAAGCGGAAAATGAAGAAATTGCAGGTTCACTTATTGGTATGTGGCTTGAAATGGGAATTGGTGGAAATTCAGGGAACCAGGCGGGAACTGGAATCAGCGCTGAATTCTTTAAAGATGGAATCGAGTATATAGCGGATAAGATTTCAAGTGCTATAAATTTAAGATTAATTCCAAACTTAATGGCTTTAAACTTTGGTGAAGTTGAAAACCTTCCAAAGCTTAGACATTCTGGAATAGCTGATGAAGCTGGAAAAGAATTAATGGAAATCGTAACAGGTTATTCAACTGCGGGAATCATAACACCTGATGAACCTTTAGAAGATCATATCAGAAAAACGCACAACCTTCCAAAGAAGGCTGAAGGTGAAATGCTAGAAAATAAAAAAGCTTCTGATGAAACCCCAGGTAAAGAAAAGCCTGAAGAAGCGCCTCAACCTAAAAAAGATGAAGAAGATAAAGAACTTTCTGAAAAAGATAATGTTATTGAGCTTGCTTCAAAGTCAACACCTAAAACTCTTATTGATGAACAAAGTGCTAAGACAAAAAGTGTTATTGTATCAGGTTTGGAATTTGTTAAAACCAAATACATTAAAGACGTGATGAACAAATACAAGCAATTACCTGATAATAAGAAACAAAACGCAACAACTAAAATAACTTTGGGCGGTGTTAAAGACTTAAACAAGAAGATTAAAAAGTCTTTAGTTGAAACAACTTTCAAAGCTATTGACCAGGCGAAAAGTGAAGTTCCATCTAGAAAAGATATTTCACTTAAAACAACTGAAGAAGATATGATTCGCCTAAACTTTAAAGGTGATGAAATTAAACTTAATGAGCAATCGAAATTGCCTACACATATGCAAATTTTACTTTCTAAGCAAGCGCAGTTAATGGCTGAAAATGCTTCCAATGAATTAAAGAAAAGAATAGATTTCAAGTTCAGCGGTATGGAAGTTAAAACAAATGCTGAAGATAGTATCAAGCAAGCTTTGGAAGATGAAGCGGATAAATACATTGATTCACCTGTTATAGGTGTTCAAGCAACAAACGCGAATGCATTGTTTGTTAATGAATCAAGAAATTCATTTTTCAATGATGAAGATGTAATTGATGAAATACATTCATTTACTTTTGTAAATATAGCACCTAAATCAGCGATTTGTAGGGAATTAGCAGGAACAACTTTTAAAACAAATGATGTTGATTCACTTAGATATTCGCCGCCGCTTCACCATAATTGTAAATCATACCTTAGAGCAAATTTAAAAGTTTCTAAGGGTGTTGATAAAATAGAAGTGTCGAGTTTATCGCCTAGCGCTGAAGCGAAAAAGAGTATAACGTTATGAAGTTTATAGCGTATAAGAAAAAACAAATGTGCTGCCCTATATGTCATGGAATGAAGGTGATAGAAACGGCAAAGGGTATAACAAAAAATTGCCCTGCGTGTAAAGGAAAAGGATTTCTATAATGGCTTTTTTAATTGATCAAATTAAAGAACAAAAAATACTTGAAATGGAAGTTAACGTTTCAGACTTTCTAGAGGAAAACAATATTTCAGAAGATTCTGTTATTTACAGATTGGCTTTTGATAAAACTGTTTTTACTGATGAAGTTGAAGTGCGTGAATATCTTAAAGACAAATTCTTTTTTGCTTCAGATTTAAATGAAGATGAAGAAGGTTTTCAAGCAATAGTTAATAATCCGAAACAAATGGATATTGAATCAGAAATAAGTGTTGAACTTAGGCGCGGAGTAACTGCATTCGCTGCGGATCTTATGCCACTTCCAACAATGGAGGAAATTCAATTTTCTGAAAAAGGTGATGTAAAGCTTGCTCATAAAATGGAAACATTTAATTTTAGTGAAGGGCTTCCACACATTATCGAAATTGCCAGGGTTGCTGAAGGTGAGCATCCTTCATATGGGCATTTAAAAATTACAAAAGAACATTTGTTATCAATGAAAAATAATTTTAAATCTGATGCCGCGGGTGTCGATTTGGCTGTTAATGAAGATCATCGGAAAAATGAGGCGTTCGGGTGGTTTAAAGATGTGTTTTTATCTTTTGATGAAAGCGTGTTATACGGTCAAGTTCAATGGAATAGAAAAGGTGTTCAAGCGTTAAGCGAAAAAGAATATCGTTATTTCAGCCCTGAATTTAGGTTTAATTACAAGCATCCACATACAGGAATAGAGCATGGGCCAACGCTTTTAGGCGGAGCATTGACAAATTATCCGTTCCTTAAAATGGAAGCTATCGTTGAATTAAACGTGAAACAAGAAAAACAAACTAAGGAAGTAAAAATGGAAAACAAAACTATTGAACTTTCAGTTCACAATGAGCAAATTGTTGACCTTAACAACAAGTTAACAACTGCTAACACTGAATTGACTGCAAAAAATGATGAGATTGTTTCTCTTAACGACAAGGTAACTAAGTTAGAAACTGAAATTGCTCAAGGTAAAAGAGAAGTAGCAAACAACAAACTTTTTGAAGCTGGTAAAATCAACGCTGCTCAACTTGTAGCACTTAATGAAGGGAAATCTTCTTTTGAAGTTCTTTCACTTAATGAAGTTATGACAACAGAAGCGAAGGGAACAGATGAAGTAAAAACTGAAACTGTTGAACTATCAAGCAAAGAAAAGCAAATGGCGGATTCATTAGGTTTAACACCTGAAGAATTTAAAGCTGGTAACTAATTAAAAGGAAGGTTTAATATGACTGCATTAGTTAAAGATGTAAACAGATGTGAAAAAGTAGGAAGAATTATTGCTTTTCCTGTTAAAGCTGGAGTGAATATTTTTCATAACGCTTTAGTAAAGATTGGCGCAGACGGTTTTCTTGCACCACAAGCGGCTGAAGCTGGAGCAGCTCACGCGGGTGTTGCTTATGAAGGTTGTGATAACAGCAATGGTGCTGATGGTGAAGTTCTTTGCCGTGTAGAAATGGGACAAGCTTTTGAAATGGAAGGCGCAGGATTTGTTGCGGCTGATATGCTTAAGCCAGTTTATGCTTCTGATGATAACACTGTTTCAGTTACTCAAGGTACAAATGAAATGGTTGTTGGTAAGATAATTGAAGTAATTTCTGCAACTAAAGTTCTTGTTCTTCAAAACAGACACGCAAGTAAATAAGGTAGGTAAATTATGAGTACATACGTAGGTAAAGATTTAGTAACGCTTAGAAAAGGTTTAAGCGCTGCATTTATTAAAGCATTTAACAACAGTGAAGATCCTAGTGATGTTATGCCGTTCATTATGCAAACTTCTTCTGATTGTGATAAAGAAGATTATGGTTGGCTTGGACAAGCTCCATCAATGGTTGAATGGGTTGACGAAAGACAACTTAAATCGCTTAACCAATTTGATTACCAAATCCCAAACAAAGATTATGAAGGTACTATCGCAGTTGATAGAAATGCAATCAAAGATGACAAGCTTGGAAATGTTAAAATCAGAATTGATGACCTTGCAAGAAAAGCAAGAATTCACCCAAGAAAACTAGCTATCGAAACAATTGAAGCTGGTGAAGTTGAACTTTGTTATGATGGGCAACCGTTCTTTTCTCTTTCACATGAAGAAGGAAAGTCTGGTGTTCAAGGTAACATTCAAACTGGTACAGGTGTTACGCTTGCTAACCTTAAAGCTGATATTGACGCGGCTGAAACTGCAATGCTTTCTTTTAAAGATGATACTGGTGAACCTTGGAATGAAGGTGAAGTTAAGTTAGGGATCATTTGTCACCCTACTCTTAAAAGAAAATTTGAAGAGTTAAACACTTTAGGTCAAATCAACAACAGCGATAATGGTATGAAGGGAAGAATTTCTCAAATTACTTATTCTTCAAGATTATCTGATGTTAATGATTACTATATTGCTGATATTTCAGAAGGTATGAAGCCTCTTATTAAGCAAGATAGACAAGCGCCAGAATTTAACGCCCTAGAAGGTGATTCTGAAGCTGGATTCATGAGAAAGAAATACCACTATGGTATTGATTACAGAGTTGGATTCGGTTACGGATTATGGCAAAAAATGATTAAGGTTACAAACTCTTAATTATATTTCGGGTGAAGGTGTAAAAACCTTCACCTTTTTCATTGGAGTGAAATTATGAAAAAGCAACTAAGAATTAAATTAAAACATCCCACAAGAAAAATGAGACTTGGAAGGCATGAAGTAACGCACATTGCAACAACTTTTGACCTTAATGAAGCTGAACTTTCTGAACTTGATAACAAAGGTCCTAAACATTGGATTGAAGTTAAAGAAGCAAAGAAAGCTGAAGTTAAAAAACCAAAGAAGAAAAAAGAAGAAAAATAACACTTAATACATAAGGGCGTTAAATGGACTTAATCAATTCACCAGGGCTTTTTGAAAGCAATGAAGGAAATCCTAAAGTTTGTTTGGATAGATTAAGAACATCACCAGCGAACACTGAAGAAACGCCCATATTTGTCACAATTGTTGACGGTGGAAGCGGGGGCGGCAGCTTGAAATGTTTAAATGATGTAATTGATTTGGTTGCTGGAACCCCCTACGTTTTAACATTTCCATCTATTTCTTCAATTTGCTCCGTTGAGTTTGAAAACACTGATGGGAAAAGAATTTATGTCGGGTATAATATTAATGGAAATATATTAACAATTTGTTCACGGCAAGACTTAAATAACATACAATATAAAGTAATAGGAGAATAATTATGAGTGACGGATTACCATTTTACGATCATATCGATCTAAACAAAAACGAAATTCAAGCGGCATCGTTTGAAAAACTTGCAACAGATCCAACAGGCGGCGATCTTTTTGAGGGGCGCTTTTGGTTGAACACAACGGACAACCTGGTTAAGGTTTACAGAAATTCAGAAATTAAAATTTTTGCATTTTTATCTGATCTAGTTGGCGGCGGGGCTTTTTCTCATGATGCTACAACAGGGATTCCAACGACAGGTTCAGGACCTTCAGGGGCTATTAAAGCGGGTGATACTTATTTTATTACTGTTGCTGGAACAATAGCTGGAATTGGTGGTGATGCTAATCTTGATGTAGGTGATTTACTTATTGCAATCGCTGATGGCGCGAACGCAGCAAATCAGTTTATCGGAAAACAAAGAAACTTAGATGATGCGGTTTTAGTAGGTGGAGAGGTAACAACAGTTTCACTTGTAGCAGCAACACCTTTAACAATTACTGCAACTAACTTTGCAGGAAATGTTTTAGATGCTGAAGTTTACAGAGCTGATGGAAGGCAAATTAATGTTAGAAAAACATTAGGTGCTGGAGCAAATCAAATCATTCTTAGAAGTAACCAGTCATTAACTGGCGTATCAGTTAGATTAATCGGATTGCTTAACTAATGAGTGAAATTTTCAATGCGCACATTGAAATGAATACCAATAGGATTACTGATCTTGGTGATCCTATAGCTACGCAAGACGCTGCCACAAAAAGTTATGTGGATAAAAGAAAACATATCTTTCAAATGTCTGGGAAGTTTGACTTATTTCCTAACAACAACTGGTCATGTTGGAGTGATCCAAGTTTTGGCTATAACCTGGAAGATTGGGACGTACAACTTGGAAGCGGAACAGAACCAACTATTGATTGGGACGCCATGGGGCTTTTATTTCCTAGCGGTGCAATTCTTAAAAATTTATTTATAAAATGCCGTGGAAATAATAATGACATTGATTCTATAGAAGTTTATGGTCGGGCGCACACGGCAGATTTATTGGCAGGTGATCCGATTGATTCGGGCGCTGAAGTTGGTGCGGTTGAAGTTTTTCCTGTAACAACTATTGATTTAGATTCAGGGCTTGCTTCAGCAAACGATGTAAGGGGCTTTGAAATAAGTTTAAATGATTTCACTTTCGCAAACGCAGGGGATTTTCATTTAAACATGAGGGCCGCGCCTTTTTCGTTATCACAAAACAGACAATTAAGATGTACTCTATTTATAGAATACGTATTGCCAGAGGACTTTAATTCATGAGTATAGGCGAAGGATACATTCAAAACGCACATGGCGAAATAGTCAAACCTACGGATTTGAAAGTTCATAGGGTGATGGATAAAAGCCTAGATGCTTTGTATAGCGATTTTACTATTTTGGGATTTAGAAAAATATCTCCTAACTATTCCAGGGGGCGTAAAAGTAAAGCGACTTACAAATGTATTGAATTCGATGAAATAGTTGCGGAAAAGATATTTGAAGATAGTTTTGATGTAAATGGTAATTTTGATGGCATTATGTCGACAGTAAACCTATATGATGAAGCTGGTAATATTGGCGCAACTAAAACTGAAAAATGCGTTGAATTTAATCCGATTGAAGCTGAAACGCACATGAGGCAAAGACGTGCTAGGCAAATGGATTTTCTTAAAGTTGGGGCAAGGGGCACGGAACTCGAACCAATTCTTTCCGCAATCCTTTCAAGATACTATGAGGCAAAAGAGCAATATGTAAATGATGGTGTTGATACACTTTACGACATTATTGAAGGTGAGACAGATCCGACATTTTTAGCTTACCTGGCAATTGAAGTTCCAAGGCTTGACGGACTAGGAATGATTACAGTTAAAGACTCAATTTATTACCAGATAGGGAAAATTGAACTATGATACATTATTGCGGAACATCAACATTGCCAAAATGGTTAAATAAGTTTTTAAGCTTTTTTCACAATGAAGCTTGCCGCAGACACGATTATCAATATGAATCAAAAACCAAAAGAATTATAGCTGATTTAAACTTTCTAAGGAATATGCTTTGGAACGGTTTAAAGAATTTATTAATGGGAACTTGTCAAATGTTCCTGGCACCAATAATGTTTCTTGCTGTTTTGTTTTTTGGTTTTATATTTTACAGAAAAGGGCCGTATTAATGGAATCAATATCAATAAGCGATATATTACAAGCGATTTTTACCCTGGCTTTCACAGTGGTAATGTTTAACGTTAGAGACTTTAAAAGTGTTATGACAAAAATGGGAACAAACATTGAAAAACTTAATATTAATATTGCAACTTTGCTTGCCAATGACATTAACAAAGATAAAAGACTTAACAACCTCGATGAAGAAGTCCACGACATTAAAGAAGAATCTTCACGATTAAGGTCGGGGATGCATGAAATCAGGAATGAAGTTACGAAAATAAGCACAAAAATCGAGTTAAAGGATAAATAATGAGCTATGCAACTATTGAAAACGTAAAAAGTTTATTCAGGGATTTCGCGCCAAATAGTCAAGCGGCGGTTATTGATTCGGAAATCCAGGAATTTCTTGATGATGCTCACGCGATAATCAATGCGAAGATTGGAACACTTTATTCAATGCCTATAACGGAACTCGCAAACCCAGAATCATTTAAGATTTTAAGAAGGTTAGAAACTTTTAAAGTTGCTTGTATTGTTGACGATATTTTAAATTCATATGGTGAAGCTGATAAAAAACCGATGTGGTGTCAAAAGGCGCATGAGCTTATGGATATGTTAGTTCCACCAAAAGGCAAGAACTGTAAACAGTGTGAACCTGTTATGAAATTACCTGATGCGGTTTACACTGGTATAGCTGTTCAAAAGAATCAAATTAAAATATCATCAACAACAGGAACGATATTTAAAAAGGGACAAGATAACTGGTAATTATGGCGAACGAATTTGATTGGACCATTTCAAATATAAAAGAATTTGATGCTGCAATTGAAAGGCTAGGTGCCGCCACAAATGATTTTAGAATACCATTCAGATTAATAGCTTCAGATTTTTACAGGTCACAAAGGAAATTATTTAAACTTCAAAGTGAAGGTTTATATAATCCTTTAGGCGGTTTTGGATATAATAAAATAGCAGCGAACGGTTTAACCAGGCGTCAAAATGCTGAAAACAGAAAAGAAAAAGAAACTGGACACCCTTGGAATCCAATTCTATTTGGAAAAACTGGTGATTTAAGAGATTCGACACTTTCAAAAAGCCATAGATATTCGCTTTTTCATTTAGGAAAACAAAATATGGAAATAGGGACAACAGTTCCATACGGTAAATACCATCAATCAAATGGCGCCAGGTCTAAAATCCCTCAACGTCAATTTGTTTTTATTGATGGCGGTCCTGCGGATCGTTCGCAAGATTCTTCTATTAACGGAAGGCGTGAAAGATGGCTGAATATAATGAATGATCACGTAATTCAGTTAATCACTGGTGAGGTTTTAAAATGATATATGATGAAGAAATGGCATTCACAGACTTAATAAATATGTTTAAGAACGGTTTAAATGCTGAAATTGCTTGTATTAATACGCAAAAAAATGAAATTGCTGGAAATCCTTTATATATTCCAGAAATTCCGCTTGATAAATATGTACCTACAACGTTAGGTGTGAAACAATTACTTAATTATACAGGGTTTTTTGTTGCCTATGGAATAGCTGATACGCCTATCAATTCCCAATCGGAAGCCAACTATCTTGAAGATTTTACAATCATGATAGAAGTTGCAACTTTTGATTATGGTAACAAAGATCCTGAAATTTTGTACACTCAATTTCTAAGGTATAGAAAAGCCTTGAAAAATCTTGTTATGAAAAACCCTGAAGTACTTCGCGGTTATGGCAAGATTAATGTTGGAAGCCTCAATCCCGCAGCTTTTCCGTATGATAGAAATAAAGTGATACTTTCAATTGGTCTTAATGTTAAAGCCTCTTTTACGGCCAATTAAAAAGGAAGGAAAATGAAAGAAGAAAAGAAAACTGAAAAAGTAAAAACAAAAAAGGTTGCTTCAAAGCTTATTGCTTTAAAAGATTTCAAATTTAAGCATGGTAAAAAAGTGTATGAAATCAAGAAAGGTGATGAAGTTAAAGTTCCTGAAATGTTTTTACAAAACTTAAAAACAGAAAAAGTAATTTAATAAGGAAGGTTTATTATGAGTTTTGGTTACAATAGAATCAATTACGGAATCCATTCAATTTGTCCTTTTAGAATTTCTGATGGTAAGCCATACGGAATTTTAAAGGTTCTAGGCGGTGGAACAATGACACTATCAAGTGACTTTGAAGAAATGTTTGGTGGTTCAAACAAATTTGCATGGGCCGTTGAAGCAAAAACAATTTCAAGTGAATGGACGGCAACTGTTAAAACAATGCCTGATTTCATGTTTGAATTATTTTTAGGTGCAACGGTAACAACTGAAGCAGCAAGCGCAACTGGAACAGTTGGTGATTTTGCAAACGTGAACAACGCTTCAGTTTTTGAAGCTGCAACAGGTATTGCAACAGTTACTGCAAAGGCTTCTGGTGAAGCAGATCTTAAAGATGGTATCTATATTGTGGAAGCTGTTTCAGCAACTACTGTTGATATTTATGCTTTAACTGATCTTGAATTTAATAAAGTTGGCGCTGCTAACACTTTAAGCTATCAAGATGAAGCACTTAAAATAAATGATACTCCAATCGCAATCACTAGTGGTGCAGCGGTTGAAATCGTTGGTTTAGGTGTTGAATTAACAGGTGGTTCAGGAACTATTGGTCTAACTGTTGGTGATACGGCAAGATTTTCAGTAAGATCTGCGCATTCAGGTGTTTCAACAATTGACATTGGTTCAAGTTCAACAATTTTTCCTGAACATAGACAACTATGTTTATCTCAAAAGCGTGCCAACGGTGATACTTTTGAAATGGAATTATATAAAGTTGTTGGCTCTGGAATGCCAATCCCTTTTGAAGAAGGTGCATTTGCAATTCCTGAACTAAGCATGAAACTCGTACAAGATCCATGTAAAGATAAAGTTGCAACAATTAGAGCGAAAAGAGGTGTTTCATCTCTTTGTTAATCAAGGATGATTGACATTTGTACACTCCAAGGGGCGGGATTAATTTCCCGCCTTTTTGTTATTCTTCTAAATCTTCACCTTCAGGAATACAATTAATTGCAGCGTATCTTATCCAGGCGCTTATATTTCCGTTGGTGTACAACATCGCCTTCTGATGAATCTTATTATATTCTTCAGTTGATATTTTTAAATTAATCCTTTCATCTTTGTTTTCTTTTATAATTTGCATAACTTCCCTCTAACTAATTTTATAAGAAACTCAATTGATTCTTCATCTTTTTTACAGAAACCATCTATTAAAGCTTTTTCAAAAACTTCCACGTTTTCACGCTCCGCAATCTTTTCCAGGTTGACCGCTATGAAAAGGGAATCAATGTCCAATTGGTTTAAAGTCTTTCTTCTTAAATCATTTCTTAATAAATCTAAAACGCTCATATATTTCCCCTTTGGTTTAATAATCATAATCTTCAGAATCTTTTTCCCATTGCTTTAATTTTTCTTCAGCTTTAATAAGTTCTTTTTCTTCTATAAGTTTATCAGTTGTAACCTGGCAAAATTCTTTTCCACTTTTACAAATATAGTGATCATCTCTAATCTGATATAAAAGCTCTAATGAAATATATTTGCTAGGTTCTACAGTCATACAATCCCTTTGGTTAAAAAGATTATAACACGGTATGTAATAAAAGTACATACCTTTTTTAAGTATTAATTATTTTTTATTTTTGACAGTTAATAGTGTTTAATACTGTTTAAAAGTTATACAATTATGAGTATGGGGCGATTATGAATTTTACACCTGAAGATTTTAAACCAATGAATCCTGTTCTAAGGATAGGGAATCAGGACGTGGAACTCTCAGTTTTAACACTTTCAAAGATGGTTAAGTTTAAAGAAAAGTACGGTGAACTTTCTGATGTATATTCCAAAATAAAAATTGATCCAATGGAATTGATTGAAATTGTTTGGTTACTTGTAAAAGATAGAAACCTTTTCAATCATAATTTTAAAACGTTTAAGAATAAATATTTAAGCGTTGACACGGTTAAAATTTCTATTGCTGCAATGGAATGCCTTAATGACTGCGTAACTAAATCAATGCCAAAGGTTATTAATAAAAAACGCTCTGAAGATATAAACAAAATAAAGGGATCGCAAACGGATGAAAAGCCTTGTTATGCCAGGTATTACGACAACATAGCAAAAAGATATGGAACATCTTTGGATGCCTTTTATGAATTAACATTGCGACAAATATCAGCGATCTTAAAAACAATCAATGATCAGGCTTATGACGAACTGGCAACACAAGCGGCGTTGCAAGGTAAGGAACTGAAACCGCGAATGTCTTTTATGGATATTTCAGAAGAAGAAGAACAAGAACAGGACGATGATGCGAAGGCATTGTTCGACAGGATACAAAAAGAATATGAAGAAAATCAGAAAAACAAGGATGCTTTAAATGGCTGATAATAGTTTAACAATTAAAATTAATGGTTCGGCAAAAGATTTTTTGTTTGAACTTGATAAGGTTCAAAAGAAAACACGTGAAACCGAAAAGATTTTAAAAGCCACAGGAAAAGCAGCGGCCGTTGCGTTTGCTGGTTTTGCAGCTTCCATTGCTGTTGTGACCAAAGCATTTATAGATTATGAAACCGCTTTGGTTGGTGTTGGAAAGACAACAAATATTGAAGGTAAAAAATTAGAAGAATTTGGAAAGCAGTTCCAAAAGTTATCACAGGAAATTCCAGTTTCAACAAATGAGTTATTGGGAATCGCACAAGCCGCTGGACAATTGGGCGTAACTGGTGAAAAGAACCTGGTAAAGTTCACAAAAACGATCGCCAAATTAGGTGTCGCAACGGATCTTTCTGGTGAACAAGCGGCAACACAATTAACAAGAATATTAAACGTAACCAATGAAGGCATTGAAACAATCGACACCTTTGGTTCAGTTATCGTTGCTTTAGGAAATAACTTTGCAGCAACGGAATCTGAAATTGTTAAAGTGACAAATGAAGTTGCTAGATCAACCGCGGTTTTCGGTGTTAGTTCTGCGCAAGCCGCTGGACTTGCAACAGCTTTAAAATCTGTTGGTATTCAAGCCCAATTAGGTGGTTCGGTTGTTGGTAAATCATTTCTAAAGATCCAAAAAGCAATTGACGGTGGTGGTAAGAAATTACAACTTATTTCACAGTTAACAGGTATAGCGGGTAAAGATCTTAAGAAAACTTTTGAAGAAGATGCAACTGGAACTTTTCAAAAGTTTGTTGAAGGGCTTGGAAATTTAGAAGGCGGAACATCTGCTGTTTTTACTCAACTTGAGGCGCTAGGTTTAAAGGGTGAAGAAGTTAACAAAGTTCTTCCAGTTCTTGCTAAAAATTCCCAATTGGTTGGTAAGGCTTTAAATTTAGCAGCTGAAGAAACAAAAAATGCAACAGCTTTAAATGCTGAAGCTGAAAAAGCTTATGCAACTTTGGGAAGTGAAAAACAAAAATTAATTAATACTGCCACAAATTTAGCGGTTCTGATAGGTAAAGAACTGGCGCCAACTATAAAAGCAATAATTGTTGATACAAGAAAATTCCTTCAAAGGGTGTCCGAACTTGATAAAGGTTTAGTTCAGCAAATCGCCACGTTCCTAAAATGGGGCGCGATTATATCCAGTGTTGTTGCTGGAATTGCGGCATTTGGTTTGGCGGCAATCAAGATTTCAGGAATCATAGGTGCTTTAATAACAACATTCACTGGCGCAACACTGGCGGCAGGAACGTTTTGGGCGGCGGTAACAGGACCAATTGGAATTGCGGTTGCAGGGATCGTTGCGCTTGGTGCAGGTGTTGGTTTTTTATATGAGAAATTAAGAGGTGACGGTAATGAAGGAAAGACACTTGACCAAATAACAGACAAGCTTGAAAAGGTAAGGAAGAAACGTGAACAGATAGCAAATCAACCAGATGTTGGTTTTGTAAAAAATGAAAAACAGTTAAAAGATTTAGATGATCAAATAAAAAAGCTGGAAGAATTAAGAAAACAAAAATTAAAAACCGCCAATTTAGAATCTGATGGATCAATATTATTTAGACCTGAAGCAGATAAAGGTGTGAATCTAGGCGCTTCAGCTTTTGGACTTCCTGAACAAGTTGAATTCCCTTTAAGACCTGTTGAAGAAACACCTGAAGTGGATAAAGCCGCTGAAGCTGAAAAGAGAAAACAAATAAAAATTGCAGCGGCCGTTGATGAAGCTGCACAAAAAAGAATTGAAAAACAAAAACAACTGAATGCTGAACTGTTAGCGTTACAAGCTGCAAGTGATGGCGAAGTCCTGGAAGTTGATAAAAAGAACGCAGTTAGGCGCCAGGAAATTGAAAACGAATTTGCCGCTGCTAGGAGAATTAAAAACGCTGAAGAACGTGAACTTGCTATTGCAAATCTTCAACTTAAACACCAGCAAGAACTTGATGAAATCGCCGCCCTTGATGCAACCAAAGATGAAAGGCAACAAGCGGCAAATGAAAGACGTGTGGAGCTTAACAAAGCTCTACGTGATTTGGAAGTTGAACAAAGAGAACTTTTCACTGAAGAAGATTTTGCAGCTTTAGAAGAAAAGATCCTTTTGGAAGAAGAAATTATTCAAGCCCAGGCGCAAAAAGAAGCCGATAGAAAAATCGAAGAAAGAAATAAGTTCCTGGAAGATGAAATTACATTAGGAACAAATCTTGCCAAAGCTAAAGCGATTTTCAGGACTGAAGAACTTAAAGGTGTTAAAAGCGCGAACAATCAGTTGATAGCTTTAACACAATCTAAAAATGATACACTTAAAGGAATTGGAAAAGCTGCGGCAAGTGTTAACGCTGCAATCGCAACTGGTGAAGGTGCTATAAAAGCTTATACTTCTTTGGCGGGTATTCCTATTGTTGGACCTGCTTTAGGTGCAGCGGCGGCGGGTGCTTTAATCGCCTTTGGAGTAGAACAGCAAGGTAAAATTCTTGCCGCAAATACTGGTGGTTTAGTTCCAAGTAATTTAGGACGCGCGGGGGTTGATTCGGTTCCTGCTTCTTTAACACCTGGTGAAGTTGTTGTTCCAACGCAAAATTTTGATGAACTTATTAATTCAACAGCGGCAAGCCGTGGATTCACAAACCCTGATGAAGAAGGAACAGGAAGCCAGGGTGGAATGGTAACAGTTGCGCTTGAACCAAAAGGCGATTTCATAGACTTTATTGAACAGAAAATTGTGGAAGCAAGAATACAAAATACAGGAATATTATAATGGCAACGTGTAGCACAGGACAAATAAAATTTTTCAGAAAAAATCATATTGACTTGGATCGTCCAAATCCTGAATTGACTGTCACTGATTTGGTAGCGATCAACAACGGGCAAGCGGCAACAAAGTTTTTAAGAAATAGAGATAATAACAGCGGTTGGCGAACAACAGATTCAACCGATGCTGCTAACACCGAATTACTTATTGACTTAAAAGATTACCAGGACATTACTGATGTGATGCTTATAAAGCACAACTTTAAAGATTTTTTAGTTGAATATTACGATGTTAGTTCAGCAATGTTTTTAACTTATGAAAACGTTGTTGGAAATACCAAAACAACAAATGTATTGAACAAAGAAACCGCAATCAATACAAATCAAATTAAAATCACGATAACAGCAACAATGCAAACCGATGAAGATAAGTCAATGCGTCAATTGATAATCACTGAAAAGTTTGGCGCAGGACAACTTGAATCTTTTCCAGTTATTAAGAATCCAAAATCATCATTAAATAAAAAAGTGAATAAGTTATTAGGTGGAAGGGTGAACGTTGTTGAAACAAGAGGTTCCTATTCTGCTTCTTTAAATGTAAAATTTTTAAGAATTGATCAAGATTTAGAAATGATTGAATGTATCTTTTGGAATCGTGAAGGTGTTTTAATGCTTTTATCTGGTGGTAATGAAGATCAATTCTTCAGTAAAAGAATAGGTTATAGGGATGAAGATATTGTTCTAGTACGTCCAACAAATGAACTAGAACTTCCATATAATGCAGGTGTTTATACTAATGGGATTAAGATCAAAATGAATGTTCAAGAGGTGGTTTTTTAATGAGTGCGATAAGTTATTTTTTATCTTATCCAACCGCTGAAGGTTATTCTGATTTCATTGAAATCACTGATGATATTTTATCCAGTAGCGCAGGAAATATAAAACAAAACCTTGAAGCAAATGAATATGATGTTGGTAAAATAACTTTTGACAACACTAAGATTGTTTTAAGGAATGAACATTCTGCTTATTCTGAAGCAATAAACCCTTCTTCTATTTTTGAATATAAAAGAGACGAAACCATAATCAAAATTGAGTGGAATTTTAACACGTATGGAATTGCTTGTGGTGATCCTGAATGTGGTAATACTTTCTTATCAAATCCCAGGGTTTTATTTAAAGGATTGATTGAAGATAACTCAACAAGTTTTGACGTTAAAACACAAACAATAACTTTTAAAATTTTATCACTTGATTCAATTATCAACAAAGTTGAAACGCCTTATTCAGATTTATTAATAACTGATGACGCTGAAACGCTTGTTTATAAGATATTAAATCAGCAAAAAATAACACAATTTTTTAATGTCGAAACTGCAAACATTTCTTTACCTAATAATTTTACAGCGGATGATATTATTTCACTTGAAGGAACAAATTGCCTAGAAGCGCTTCAAGATATTTTAACAATGGCGAACGGCATTATGTATGTGAAAGATGATATATGTCATGTACGTTCTAGGACACCAGATGTTGATTCATCATTTATATTTTATGGACCTTCTTCAGATGAAGGGATTGAAAACATTGAAAATATTTCTTCATATAGTACAGGGCTTAATAGGTGTTTCAATTATTGGTTTTGGGAAGATGACAACGTTAATATAAACCAATCGTTTTCGGATTCAATATCTTTTCACGGTGAAAGAAGAAAAGGGTTGTTCAGTAAACTAATCACTGACACTGGAAAAATTACGGCCGTTTTAACGTCTTATTTATTTGAGTTTGGTTTTCCTGCAACCGAATTAACTTTAACAGCTCCAATGTATACACCAATTGTTGACCTGGAATTTTTAAACAAAGTTAACATAGATTATCCATCTGATGTTTTGCCTATTGCCAACGATTCAACAACGAGATATGCGCAATCAAGATATGGCGATGGACCTGATGGCGGGATTTACGCAAGAACAATAAATTCATTATTCATTTCTTCTGATCAGAATTGGAAGATTTTAAATATTAATATTAATCAGAAAGGTCAAAAAGTAACTTTCAAACTTAGAGAGGTTTTATAATGGGAACTAACACCCTTCCATCGGCGGTTGATGGTAATGTCATTCCAGCTTCGCACCATAATGCACTGGTGGAAGCTTTTTTACAAGTTATCGTTCCCAGGAACGCGGCAAAGGCGCCAACAGATTTAGCAGGTCAACTAGGTAATTCACTTTACAGATTTGCCAGGGCTTATTGCGCTGAATATTTAATTGGTGAAACTGCGGACAACTTAAAAATATATTCGCCAAATCCTGATGAACTTTGGATTCAAAATGATAACGATGATTCTATAAGAATTAAAAATGGTTCGATTGATGTTGTTTCGGGTGGTAACGTAATATTAACCGTTACGCCTACTGGTATTTTTAACGAAAAGGTAATAAGTCACAACGCTTTAAAGACAAATACGAAGCACAACACATCGACTTTTAATAAAAACTATGAAGCTGATTATGAAACAATGTTTTCATCTACATTAAGCAATTGTATAGCCGGCAAGAAAATAAAATTAATGTTTGCTGCAAACTACGCTGCAAACCCTGCTATGGATGTTAGAATAAAAATAAATGGGACAATAGTTCAAACATTAACAGCGTTTGTTGATTCGTCTGATTACCCTTATATTACTGGTGGCCCTGGAAGTATTTACACGGATTCAACAACTACTTACAAAACTCATTATTATATCTATACAGTTCCATCAAACGGAAATTACACTTTCTTAGTTGAATACCGTGATGGCGTGGCTTGGAATGGAACTTACACTTTAGAGGAGCTTTAAAATGGCAAGCTTTAACGAGATACCTGTAAGACAAAACGGAAAAGATCATTTAATTCAGGCAAGTTGGTTTAATGTTATAAGAACAAAACTTGTCGAAGCTTTTGGAACAGGTGGTTATATACTTGAACAGGATCCGCAAACGGTTGTGGCTTCAGGTGAAATAACTTATGATGCTGTTGCTTTTAAGCCTTTAATACCTTTAGAAGGTGATGGCGGTCCTGTAACTTTATCAAATACACCCTTTGGAACAACTCATGGTTTTTTCGGTGGAAAAGAGATTATTTTACTAGGTTCTTCTGATACTAATACAGTGACTTTAGAAGTTAATGACATTGATGAAGGGATTATATCGAATGGTAAAATCGTTTTGACAAAATATGATCAAGTAATTTTAATATATAACGCAAACTTAAAACGATTCATAAGAAAGGAATAGATTTATGAAATTTTTACTTTTATTAATTTTACCTTTTATTGCTTTTGGATATACACCCAGCAATGATAGGACACTGGAAGCTGATAACATTACAAGTTTATCAACTGATTATGTGACAATCAAGAAACCTTTAGAATTGGACCTTGAAACAATTTTTACAATTCTTTCAACGCCCGCAACTCCAGCGGCAGGATATGTTAAATTATATCCAAAAAGTGATGATAAATTTTATAGATTAAATTCATCAGGTGTTGAATCTTTAGTTGGTTTAGAATTTACAAGTGTAAATGATAACAGACTTGTAAAATCTGATGGAACTTCAGGAACGTCAATCCAGGAATCAGGAATTACAATTGATGATTCTAATAACGTTTCAAACATTAATGACTTATCATTGAACGGAACAACAACTTTAAACGTTCTTTTGAATGGTCCAGTTAAAGCAACTTTAGGTGTTATATCATCAGGCGATATTGATTTAACTTCTGAAGTTACTGGAATTTTACCAATTGCCAACGGTGGTACTGGTTCAGCGACTCAAAATTATGTTGACCTTACAACAGCGCAAACAATTGCAGGGCTTAAAACTTTTTCAGATGATTTAACTTTATCAAGTACAGGTGCGATTCAATTACCTGTTGGGACTGAACTGCAAAGACCTACAGGCGTAGCAGGTAAATTAAGATTCAATTCTGATAGTTCTGAGGCTGAAATTTATGACGGTACTGCATGGGCCGCTGTTGGTGGCGGGGTTGATTTGCTTGCTAAGGGTAGTTTATTAGGAAGTGACGGCGCTATCAATACTGAATTTCTAGCTTGCGCGGATGATGAAATAATTGTGTGGGATGCCGCTGAAACACTTGGATTTAAGTGCGATGTAATCCCTGATATGAGTCTTCCCTTAATGGCTAAAGGTTCTTTAGTAACTTCAAATGGGACTGCCAATGGTGAGTTCACTGCTTGTGCAGATGGTGAAGTCTTAGTTTGGGATGCTGCTGAAGCATCAGGTATAAAGTGTCTAAACGTAGCTTTTACGGACGCCGTTTCAACCCCACTTTCTACAGGCAAGGCAAAAGTTTGTTCTTGGCAGGGTAATAGCAACGGGACTATTATTAGGGAGTATGGAGATTGTATATTGTCTACAACTCAAAATGGGACGGGAGACTTCTCGCATAACTTCAATGCTTCTTATTGGGGAGAAATTCCGAATTGCACTTGCGTAGCAGAAGTCCCTACGGGACTTAGAGAATGTATGAATATAGCTACCACAACAGGGTTTTCTAGGGTAGCAACAGGATCAACATCATCAGGTGCTTATAGCAGCTTTAAACACAAAATAATATGCCACGGCGTAGCACCATAAGGGGAAATATGAAATTATTATTATTACTGACATTAATTACTTTAAGTGCTCAAGCGTCTTTTATTGGTACGTCCAAAGTAGATGTTTGCGAAGACGGTAGGAGATACTTCAAGATCGAAAGTCATTGTGTGACTTTTTACAGTGAGTCTTGTGTAGAGGTTGATAACGAATACAGATGCGAATACTCCAAAGTAGAGAACGGTGTTGTAGGTATTGACCACGTTAAAAAAGCTGCTTACGACTTGGAACAAATCGCAATCGCTGAAGAAGCAAATAAAATAGAGCAAGGGAAAATCAATATGGCAAAATGTGATGAAGCTTTGGCGTATTTAAGCGGAAATAATGCGGGCAAAACAGAAGCAGAAGTTGATGCTATGGCGTTACTATTTGCAGATATTTATGAAGCATTAAAGTCACATAGAAGGGATAAAGCTATAAGGCTTATAACAGAAAAAACGGTTGATCCAAGTTTGGAACCGTTGAGAAGTAAATTACTTGAAATTTTAACACCATAGGAGGAAGCATGAAAATTTTATTGATATTATTAAGTCTAAATACATTCGCAGGATTTACAGAATTTCCGCCTATTAGTGGCGGCGTAGGTGGCGGTGGTGGCGGTGGTGATTACCCGCAAGAATATACCGAAACGGAAGTATCTGATGGAACATGGAAAAACATTGCAGCATTTAGAAGATGTTTCACTATAACAAATGAAACTACAGGGCAAGATGTTCTTATAACTACATTTGCGGCAAATCTGAACATGATTACAGGCTATAACTATTTCGCAAACCTTCAATTGGTTGTGAATTATGCGGTTGCTAGTGGTTACGGTGCGGTTGTATATGATCCCGCGGATGGTCATGTTTCAGTATATACATCTTCTTACAAGTTTGGAGCTGGTGAAGCTTTTTGCTTAAGATACACTAAATAATGAAAATAGCTTTAATAATCGGGCATACCAAAAGGCAACCAGGCGCAACAAATTACCAAGGTGAAACAGAATTTGAATTTAATAGTTCCGTTTGCGCCAGGGTGTCAATGGCTTTTGACTCTGATGATTTAAGAATATTTGATAAATCAGATCATTATCAAAAAAGGGTTGAAGCTTTTAACCCCGACTTGATTGTCGAAATGCATTTTAATGCTTTTAAAAGCCCTGCATTTGGTTGTGAAGCGCAAGTTTTGAAATCTAATACAGAAGCCAGGGAACACGCTGAATATCTTTTAAAGGCTTTTTATAAACGTTTCAGGATAAAAAATAGGGGTGTTAAAACACTTAATACAAAAGATGATAGGGGCTTCCAAAACCTTTACAAGTTTAAAGAACGGACCGCGTTAATATTCGAGCCATGTTTTGCAAACTTTGAAACAAAAGATTCTAAGAAAATAATAGGTGATTTTAACGGCTACTGCGATTTTTTAATTGAATACTTTCACAAATTGCAAAAAGAAAAGCATAATGTATTAACAAAAATGATTGAACTAATTCAATCAATATTCCAGGAGAACTAGTTATGTCTATGAAGAAAACACAATTAACAATTCTAAAAAACAACATCAATCTTGGTGGTTTACTAGCTGATGAAATTGATCTGGCTTTAAGACCTGCACTTCAAAAAGTTGTTGATGATTCATCAAATCCATTTGATGACATGCTTATGGCAACAGTTTACCCTCTTTTAGATGCTGAACTTAAAAAGTTAATCGAAAAGCACGTGAACCCACTTTTTGACGTTGATGAAGAATAGAAAGGAATCTTTCTTTTCTAAGTTAATAACTGCGCTTAAACCCGCGGTTATTAATTTTTTAAGAACCAAAGTTGTTAAGCTTGCTTTAAAGAAAATCGTTGGTTCAGCGGTGGCGGGTGGAATTTATGGTTGGATAATAACATATATCGTGGAAGAACTTTACGATGAAATTGCAAAGCCTATAATTCAAATGGCATTTAGACAAATGGGGTATTTATATGAAGTCAAAAAAGGTGAACACATACTTAAAAGAATTGAAAACGCTGATGATTTCGATGAGTGGCATGATGCTGTTAATGATGCTTAGTTCTTGCAACCCACCAACAATCAAAGGCCCTGTTAAAATGTACGCAATCAACACTTCAAAAAGCTTTGCCGCCAAAGGTGTTAAAAATCTGAATTATAAATCAAGAAAGAATAAAGTTGGTGAATGGATAAGACCGACTGAAGAAATAAGTTTGAATAGAGCGCCAACAAATATGATGTGCTTTTCAATGCGTACCTGGTTAAAAACAGTAAAACCGACACTTAAAAAAGCATCGGATTACTATAAAGATTATTCTAAGTAAAAGGGTGATCTTCCCCAAAATAATCTAAAAAATTCTTTTTCCTGTTAATAAGTAACAACATGAAATGACAATTCAAATCTTTAAGCTGAAGCCATATTAGATTTTTACCGGAAATGTTGTTTGTTTTATTATTTCTTTTGGCGATTGAAACAAAAGCATGAGCGTAAAAAGCAATTCTTTCATGAATAAATGTTTTCTTTTTGAAATATTTTTTCATGTAGTATCTATCATGCCACATAAGTTTAAAAGTTATCGGATAAGCGGCGTAAATCTTTTCTTCCCATACTGCACGTTGTCCTTTGTTTCTAAGTGACCAAAGGGCTTTTATTTGGTCAATAAAAGAATACGATAAATCAGATTTATAAAATCGCCAGTTGCTTTGCATTAAAAAACCAGGATCAAGTAAACCCAAATGAACCATCCCAATTAATTCATCACGTGAAATAGGTGGTTCAATTTTTCCTGGTAGTCTGTTTATATGTATAGGCACTAAAGATTTAACGCAGCTTAAAAATACATCACGTATATCAGCAATGGGAAAACCTAAAGCGTGCGCATAAGCGGTGTAAATAAATCCATTGTTGCTTCTAGGTTCATTATTTTTACATGGTCTATTGTGATACAAACCATATTTACATATATAATTTTTCATTACGCAAGTACCTTGTAACATCTTTTGAAAAATAAAGTTTTCCATGAACGTTTGCAAATGGTTTTATATTTTCTTTTTTCTATTCCAAAAAGTTCCATGTATGATATATTGTAAATCTTATTTATAAGGTAACAAATTGATAAAGGTCTTGTTTTGGTACGTCTAAAATCGTGACCGAATCCGCATTTATGTCCGTATTCATGGCACAAAGTAGAACCGCAAAGCATTGTTGAACGTTTATCAAAAAATTTAGTATTCATATAGATTGTAGGAATACTTCTTTTCGTGTATCCGATTACACCTTTCCAAGTGTAATAATCATCAACTTCAATATTAATAACCGCATCAAGTTCAGGACTTAAAACAGTTGCGCCACTCATAAACCTTTTGTAAATTAATTCAGGTGTTGATTTTTTCCAAACGGATCTTTCACCCAAATCAAAAGAATTACCATTTAAAACGTTTATAAAATTTCTTTTAAATACTTCACTATTTAAAACGTAATTCATTTCCGTTTCAATTGTTTTTATTTTGGTTCTACGCTCCAAAGTGTCGAGCTTGCTTTCATCAATTATAACTTCAATTTTATTTTTCATATCTTATTTCCCTTAATTTCATTATTAATTTAACAAATTCCATGTTCCATGATTCTTCCTGGAAATACTCAAGTTTATGCACTTCACCATCTTCAGGCTGAATGAATATTGTTTCATTCAAAAGAAATTCATTGTAAAGAAGTTTACTTTCAGCAACTTTAACAGTGAACCAACCAACATGACCTGATATATCAACAAAACCGCAATATTTTGTTTCAGTGTTTATGTTGTAAATCAAATCCACGACTTCATTTATATACTTTTTGATTCTTAATTTATTCGCTTCCATTATAAAAGCTCATCAATTTTGATTGTTTTGGTTCCATGTTTTATCCCTTTCAATCTTGAAAGAATATACGTTGCGCCCATATGATAACCACCGCCATCGGGGCTTTCATTTTTGAACATATCCGCAAGGGCTTGCCCTTTTAATTGATTGGCTTTCAACCATTGCATCATTGACGGCCATTCTTTATAGTTGGATTTGATAAAATATAAAGCATTAAAAGCTTCTTGATTTCCATCCCATAAAAATTCAATAACTTTTCTAAGTCCTGCAAGTTCACCAGCTACAAACTTCATTTGAAGCTTTTCAGGGTTCATTGCCAATAGTTTTTTATTCGTCACTTGATCCACTTAATACCCCTAGTTTAATTGCTCCAGAACCCATAACCCATTTCCCTAATTCCATAGTAAGTTCTTTAAGTTTTTTATCTTGTGAAACTAATTCAAAATTAGCGTTCAATAACATATGTACCGTTTTAATAACATCCGCAAGATTAATATTAGATTCTGTTAACTGCTTATTAAGCGCCCCCATTTCGTTCATTTGATCCGCTTGCTTATCGCATTGCTTTAAAAGTTTTTGATTGGCAATAGTTAAATCGTCAATAGCTTGCTGAACTTGTTTAACTACTATTTGCGCTTGTTCTTTGGATTCTAAACCCTTTTCAAAATCAATTTCCATTTGTTCCCCTTTATTTCCTATATCTTTTATCTTCGTAACCTTCGCAAGCAATTGGGCAACCTGGCATCCATTTGGGTGCGATACTCATAAGCTCATTATAATGTTCTATACTTCCAAAACCTTTTGACACGTGTGAAACGTTTTCATCATGTACACAACCAACTAAGTGGTAACCAGCATTTTCAACCCTTAACATTGATTCTGTTAAAACATCACGTGCAATTGCTTGAACTGCATTTTGTGTTAATCTTCCAGGAATCACCGTCAAACGTTCCCATTTTCTTGTATAAGTATTGGTCCCCATGTGCGTAAAGGCAAGCTTTTCCGCACCCCACGGTGTAGTTATCATCTGAAGAAGTGGTTTGTAATATGCAATTTTACGCCCGCTAGGTAACCGCATATATAAAAAATCATCTTTAAGCCTGAATTTTATACCATTGTATGAAGTTACGCGCCCGCTTGCAATTGCATCTTTGGCGGCTTCATAAAGATTGTGCCAAAGCCTAACAACTTTGTAGTATTTTTCACGGTATCCATCAACAATGTGTTTTGATTGTTCTTCAGTGATTTCAATTCCCCATGAATCTTTGCAAACCGTTCTGAACGATATGTGACCACCACCAAAACCGCAAGAAAGAACAGCAACTTTTCCAAGTTGTCTTTGGTCCTTAGTCACTTCATCTGTTGAAACTTCATAAATATCGCTTGCAGCATCTATATATTGATCAAATTTATTGGCAAAACCTTCTAAAGTTTTAACATCGCCAGCAAGCCAGGCGATCACCCTATTTTCGATAGAACTAAAATCTGAAACAACCAATTTCATTCCTGGTTTTGCGCATATTGTAGGGCGCACCAATTTAATGCCTTCATTAACAACACGTAAAGTTTTAGCAGCTTCACCACTTTTAAAAACTTTAATCAGTTCTTCAGGGTTTTCAGCGGCATCACGTGGAAGGTTTTGCATTTGGAACCCTGAACCTGCAAACCTTCCTGGTGTTGCTTTGTGGTAAATTATATTATTTTTAACAGTTCCATCAGCGCATAATGCACTATGAAGGAAATCAAATTTTTTAATTGGTGTTCTTGATAATTCGGAACGTATATCCAAAAAGCGCATAACGTCATCATCTAAATCAGGAATGTTTAAAGCACCATTTACATCTTTTTTGGTGTAACCTTCAAGCTTTACACCTTTAGATTCAAGCCAGCG